GGTGTCGGACCTTGCGCTGTCCTGCGCCACAGGCACCGAGTGGCACGGGCATTTCGGCGTCGAGAAGGGCCGGGTTCTGCTGATCGACAACGAGCTCACCGACAACGAGCTGGCCGTGCGGTCCAGGGCGATCATGGGCACCAGGGGAATCACCGCCGACGACGTTCGCGGCGCGCTGTACACCCGCACGCTGCGTAACTCCGACCGTGGCGTGGATTCGATCATCCGCAGCCTGGAGAAGTCGCCCCCGTTCGACCTCATCATCTTCGACGCGCTGTACATGTTCCTCGAAAAGGGCATGGACGAGAACAGCAACGCCGACATGACCTGCCTGCTGCGGAAGTTCCGCCGGCTGGCGGCCCGTACGGGATGCTGCGTGGCGCTCGTCCACCACACGGCGAAGGGCAGCCAGGCGAACAAGGATCCGATCGACGCGGGCAGCGGGGCCGGCGCGTTCGGCCGGGCGCTCGACACGCTCGTGACGCTGTACAGGCACGAGGAAGACGACTACTTCGTGGCGCACTACAGGCAGCGTTCAAGCGCGCCAAGGCCGCCGCTCGGGCTGCACTGGCGCTATCCGTGCTTCACGGACGCGCTGCACCTCGACCTCGACGCGATCTATGTTCCCGGCAAGCGCAAAGTCGAAGACTGAGCGCGCGGAAAATCCTTCTCCATCCGACACAATCAGGTATGCTCTTGGCGGCGCGCTCAAGGCGACGCCTGAGAGCATACCTGAAGTGTCAAGAGGCTGCAATACCCCCCCTAACGGAGATAGAACCGTGGGAAAGATGAGCAGGACAAAGGGCGCGGTCGGCGAGCGCGAGCTCTCGGAGATCCTCAACCGCAAAGGCATTTTGTGCCACCGTACCGCGCAGAGGCGCGGCGACCACGGCGGGGCGCCGGATATCGAAGGCGCGGCGCTCCCGATTCACCTTGAGGTGAAGCGCCAGGAGCGGATGCGCCTGTACGAGTGGATCGAACAGGCCAAGCGCGACGCCAAGGGGATGCCGTCTGCGGTCGTGCACCGTAGCAACGGCAGTGAGTGGCTGGTCACGATGCGCCTGGACGAATGGATCGAGGACTCGAACGCGTGCAGCATCGCCAGGGCGCATCGCAAGCGTCTGCTGGATGACATCGCTGATGCGACCCTTTGAGCACCGACCACCGTTCTCGCGCCAGATGCAGAAGCCTGGGCGTCTGTGCGGCAACAGATGGACCGTGCTCCGCAACAGGCACATGAGGTGCAATCCCCAATGCGCGCACTGCGGCCGGCCAGGCGAGGAGGTGCACCACGTCGTGCCGCGTCAGGTCGCGCCAGAACGCACGTTAGACCCTCATAATCTGCGCACGTTGTGCCGCGAATGCCACCACGCACTGCATAACGGCCGGATTTAGCGTGCGCAGAAAAACCGCGTTATTGGCCTAAAAACGAGGGTGCCGGGGGGGGTAAAAAACCGCGTTTTTAGAGCCCTATGGTGCCCGTCCGCAACTCGCAAAAATTCACCGACCCCATAATGCCACTATGAACGGCGACCAAACGGGGATTCGCGACCGCGTCGAGGGGTACGTCGCCGACGTCGAGGCCGGGCGCGTGGTGGCCGGCCGGTGGATCTACGCGGCCATGCGCCGGTGGCGCTCGGACATGGAGCGCGCGGACCTGTATATGCAGTGGGCCGAAGTCGAGGCGATCGCCGCGCACTACAGGGCGCTCACCCTTGTCGGCGACGATTCCGGCCGTGCGTTCGAGCTGCACCCGTGGCAAGCCTGGGTGATCGCCAACCTGTGGGGCTGGCGCTACCGCGAGGACAACCGTCGGCGCACGAAGCTCGGCATTCTGCAAGTGGCGCGCGGCAACGGCAAGACCACGATGGCGGCCGGGCTCGCGCTGTACGACCTGTTTCAGGGCGACGGCCGGCGCGTACACGTCGTCGCCAACAATGAAGAGCAAGCGGCCATCTGCCTCGACACTGCGCGGACGATGATCCGCCGGCAGGAACGTGACGACGTTTCCGTGCTCTGGGACCGCATCGAGCTGAAGAAACGCGACTGCCTGATGACCGGACTGCCGGCGCTCGAGCGCGCACTCGACGGCCTCAACCCTTCGTTCTGGATTGCCGACGAGGCGGCCGAGTACAAAGGCCGGTTTCTCACAAAACTGTTGACCACCGGGAGCAAGCGCCGCGAATCGCTCGGCCTGATCATCACGACGCCAGGCGCGAACCCTGAGAACATCTATGGCGAGCTCGTCGCCAACGCCGAGAGCATCCTCAAGGGCGAGGTCGAGGACGACTCGGTATTCGCCGCGCTGTATGGGATCGACCCCGCAGACACGCCCGACGACGAGGCGGCGTGGCCGAAGGCGAACCCGGCCATGGTGCACGGGCAGCCCGACCGCGTGAGCCTGCGGCGCAGCTGGAACACGATGAAGCGAACCCCGATCGGGCGCGCCGAGTTCGTGCGATATCACTGCGCCAGGACGGACGAGAACACCGGCGGCTGGCTCGACATGGAACTCTGGCCGGGCGGCGAGACTCCCGACCTTGAGAAGCTGCGCGGCCGGCCGGCGTGGCTCGGGCTCGACCTCTCGAAGTCGCTCGACATGACGGCGCTCATGCTGGCGATTCCGCTTGACGACGGCCGCGTCGCGCTCAAGGGCCACTACTGGTGGCCGCTCGAAAACGTGCGGCAGCGGGAGCTCGACTACCGGATGCCGGTGCGCACCTGGGCGGCCGAACGCCGGATCACGCTCACGCCCGGCCGCGAGATCGACTACGAGAGCGTGCGCGCGACGCTGAACCGGCTGCGGGAGGAGTTCGACCTACGGGCCGTCGGGTACGACAGCTGGGGCTCGAAGTACCTTGTCGAGGCGTGCGAGGCCGACGGCATCCCCATGACGGCGTACCGCATGGGCATCGCGACATTCGGCCCGGGCTGCCAGCTGTTCCAGAACCTGTGGGCCGGCGGGAAACTGGTGATCGGGGACGATCCGATCATGCGCCGCGCGTGCGCCGAGGCCGTCGCGCAACAAGACCGGAACGGCAACATCCGTCCGGTGAAGAGCCGCGTGAACTGCATCATCGACCCGCTCGTGGCGTCGATCATCGCCATCCATTGCTGGGGCGGCAAGCGCGCCAGTTGTTACGAATCCGAGATTTAGAGCCACTAGTTAGTTGACCGGCACGGGAAACTAGCACCGTGCTACGGAATCTACTCCGCAGATTCTTTGTTGCGCCGTACAGCGCGACGATCCTCGATACCGGGAACGGCTCGATGCCGTTCGTGACGGCGTCGAACGCTCTCCGGTATACGCCGGTCTACCGTGCCGTCACGCTGATCGCGAACGATGTGGCGCGGGTCGAGCTCGAAGTCTCGGCGTCTGGCGCATCCTCGCTGATCGCCACGCCGTCGCGCTATATGTCGGCCCACGAGTTCCGGCGCGCGATGACGATGCAGCTGCTTCTTTGGGGCAACGCATTTGCGGCCATCAACCGCACGCGCGGCGGCGAGCTGCTTGAGCTGCTCATCCTCGACGCCGACAGCGTGTCGCTCGACACCACAGGCGTCGATCCGATCTACAGGACGCGGCAGTATGGCGACCTGACGATGGACCAAATGTTCCACCTGAAGGCCCCGAGCACGAACGGCCTGTGGGGAGAATCGCCCATCAACCTGTGCCGCACCTCGCTGCAGCTCCTCGCAGCGCAGGAGGACATGGCGTTGAAGGCTTACAGCAACGCCGGCAATCCGAAGATCGCGCTGGTGCATCCGGGCCCGCTGTCGCTCGAAGCGCGCCAGCGCATCATGGCCGACTATGAGGCCAAGCACGCCGGCACCGCGAACACCGGCAAGCCGCTCGTGCTCGCGGAGGGAATGCGCATCGAGCGGATCAGCTCGACGCTTGACGACGCCGGGCTGCAGGCCGCAAGGCAGTACAGCGTTGGCGATGTCTCGCGCATCTACGGCGTGCCGTCGTCGTACCTCTCGGAGAATGTCGGACCGTCGTACGGAACGCTCGAATGGCTGTCCCGTATGTATGTGGATGCGTGCCTTCAGCAGTGGCTGAATGTGTGGCGCGCCGAGATCGTCGCCAAGCTCGGCGGGCCCGGCAGTGCGGTGACTTGGGACACGGATGAACTAGTCCGGCCAGGGATGGCCGAGACGATGGCCGCGCTGCGCACCGCAGTGGAAGCCGGGTTCATGACGCGCAATGAGGCACGCGAGGAGCTCGACCTACCGCCGCTGGCGGGACTCGATGAACCCATCGTCGCGCTGAACATGGGGACCGGCGGCGGCGGCACAAACCTCGGCACCGACACTTCGGAGAATGCGGGGACACCAAATGATTTCTAGGCGCTCGATCGCATCCGATCAGTCGCTCGACGGCCGCACGCTCAGCGGCTACGCGGCCGTCTACAACCAGGACTCCCGCGAGATCGTGGAGCAGGGCAGGAAGTTCGTGGAGCGGATCGCGCCGGGCGCGTTCAACGAGACACTGTCCGCGCGCGGCGATGTGAAGCTCTACTACAACCACGACACATCAATGCCTCTCGCGCGCACGCGCAGCGGGACGCTCGAGCTTGCGAGCGACCGCAACGGCCTGAAGTTCACCGCGTCGCTGCCGGACACCACGCTCGGCAACGATGTTCGCGCGCTGATCGAGCGCGGAGACCTCACCGGCGAGATGAGCTTCGGCTTCTTCGTCTCGGAGGACTCGTGGAACAAGACCCGTACCGAGCGCCTCGTCAAGCGCGCCACGCTAGTCGAGATCAGCGTGGTGCAGGACGCGGCATACCCCCAGACCAGTTCGAGCCTGCGCAGCGTTAGCGCGGCATACACCGAAGCCGTCTATGCGCGGCTCGCACTCCATTTCCGAAGGATGGCAGATCATGTCTGACGAGTTGAACGAGATCCAGTCGATCACCCACGAGTACCGCAAGTCGCTTGCGGCGTACGAGGCCCGGACGGGCCGCGCGCCGCAGACCGTCGACTTCGCCGGCAGCGGCGAGGACAAGCAGAAGTTCGCCCGGATGGACGCCGACCTCGACGCGATCGAGGCGCGCGCGCAGGAGGCGGCCGAGATGAAGGCGATGCGCGAGCGCCTCGCGAAGCTCGAGTCGCAGCCCGTGCTCGATGCGCGAGCGCCGCGCTCCGTGCGTGGACAGGGATTCACGCGCGACAGCCGCGAGTACGGCGAGGCGTGGCTCCGCAGCATCGTCCAGGGCAACATGGCCGAGCTGCGCGCGGCAAACGACATCGCGCTCAGCACGAGCGGCGCCGGCGTCCCGACCGACATGGAGCGCCGCATCGTGGAGAAGATGCAGCAGGCGGGAGTCATCCGCTCGCTCGCTCGCGTCAACACCATCGACTCAAAGCGGACGATTACCGTCGAGGGCGCGCTGCCGGCGACCAACCTGATCACTGAGGCCGCGAGCGTGACGCAGGACGAGGTCACGTTCGGCACCGCGATCAGCGTCGTGCCGTACAAGTACGCGACTCGCCTGACGATCTCGCAGGAGTTCATCGAGGACGCGATCGGCTCCGGCGGCATCGGAACCGGCCTCGCCTACTGCGCCGACAAGTGCGGCATGAGCATCGCGCTCAAGCAGGAGGAGGCTTTCACCATCGGCAGCGGCTCGTCGCAGCCCGAGGGCTGCATGGGTTCGTCCATGCAGTCGAAGCTCGCAAACCTCAGCCAGGTGACCGATCTTGCCGGCGCGGCGCAGACCACGATCACCGCCGACAACATCATCGACACCTACCACCTGGTGCCGCCGGAGTACCGCACCGGACCGCGTTTCTCCTGGGTCATGCACGACAGCGTGCTGAAGACCGTGCGCAAGCTGAAGAACGCCACGAACAGCAGCGGCCCGCAGGAGTACATCTGGACCGTCGCGAACAGCAACGCCGACAGCATGGTCGGCGGGTTCCCCGGCACCATCTACGGCGTGCCGTACCGCGTCGCGAAGTACGGTCCGACGGCGGCCACGAACAACAACGTGTTCATGCTGATCGGGAACTTCGAGTACTTCGAGATCTTCGACCGCACCGGCATCACCTCGCTCATCGACCCGTACAGCGAGAGCGCGACGCATCAGGTCAACCTGATCGTCTACACCCGGACCGATTCGCGCATCATGCTCGCGAACGCGTTCGCGGCGATCACCTGCTGATTCCATTCGCATCGCGGCGTCTGGGGGGAAACCCCCAGATGCCGTTTCCATGAGCATCCCGCTCTCCACAATCAAGTCGGCGCTGAAGATCGACTACGCCGACGACGACGCGGACCTGATCCGTCTGCGCGAGGCTGCACTCGACTTGGTCGAGCGCAAGACCGAATTGATCATGTCGCCGAAGGCGCGCACGCTGTACCTCGCGACCTGGCGCGACACGCTGCTCCCGGATCACCCGTTCAACTCGCTGACGAGCGTGCAGTACCAGGACAGCGCGAACGCGACGCAGACGATGCCGTCGTCCGACTACTGGGTCGACCGCACCGACGGCCCGATGGTCAAGCTGCGGTTCCTCGAAGCGCCGGCGATCTACGAGGGCACGGCGATCACCGTCAACTACAACGCCGGCTACAGCGTGGTGCCGAACGAAGTCGTGCACGCCGTGATCGCGCTCGTCGGCGCGTGGTACAACAATCCCGAGGCGTTCCAGCCCGT